ATGAAGCTCAACTAGAGATATTCAATTCCCCTAAGAGATTTAAGATAGTAGCTGCTGGAAGAAGGTTTGGTAAGTCCAGATTAGCTGCTTGGTTACTCTTAATCAAAGCTTTACAGTCCGATAGTAAAGATGTATTCTATGTTGGTCCAACATTCCAACAATCCAAAGACATTATGTGGACTATGCTCAAGGAACTAGGAGCTGATGTCATCAAAGATGCCTACGAGAACACCGCTAGGCTAACTTTAATCAATGATAGAAAGATATTTCTCAAAGGAAGTGATAGACCAGATACGCTGCGTGGCGTAGGACTATCGTTTGTCGTGCTAGATGAGTACGCCTCGATGAAACCTGTAGTATGGGAACAGATTTTAAGACCTACTCTAGCAGATGTTCGTGGTGAAGCTCTCTTTATAGGTACACCAGCAGGGAAAAATCACTTCTATGACTTGTTTATAGAGGCTAAGGATGATGATGATTGGGAAACTTTCTCTTATACATCTATAGACAACCCCTATATAGAACCAGAAGAGATACAAGCTGCTAAAAAGTCTATGTCGTCAATGGCTTTTAGACAGGAATTTGAAGCAAGCTTTGAAACTTTCTCTGGAGGTATCTTTAAGGAGGAGTGGTTCGCTACAGGAATAGAACCAGAAGAAGGAAACTTTGTAATAGCTGTAGACCCAGCAGGATTTGAGGCTGTAGAAAAGGAAAGAGGACTAAAAGGCTCTAAATTAGATGAAACTTCCATCGCAATCGTTAAAATAGATAGAGATAAGTGGTGGGTTAAGGATATTATGCACGGAAGGTGGGGAATTAAGGACACAGCCAAGAAAATCCTTAAAGCTGCAGAAGTAAATCAAGCTACAACAGTAGGTATAGAGACAGGTTCTTTGAAAAATGCTATTATGCCTTATCTAGAAGATGAAATGAGGACTGAAAACAGGTTTGTCCATATAGATGAACTTAGACATGGTGGAAAGAAGAAGACAGAGAGGATTACTTGGTCCTTACAAGGTAGGATGGAGCATGGACAGATAACCTTCAATGAAGATAAAGACTGGAAAGTGTTTATTTCTCAGATGCTTGACTTTCCTAACCATCTTTCACATGACGACTTGCTAGATAGCCTTGCCTATATAGACCAAGTATCAATAGCGGACTTCGCCTACTCTATAGATATGGATGATGACTGGAAACCGATGGATGAAGTTGCAGGATACTAGGTAATTTAACAAATAGTTCCCTAATAGCTATACTTTATGTTAAACTACGCATGTAGAAATAACTCTACACTACACATAACACACAACACAGGAGAAAATTATGTCACTTAATCCATTTGAATTAAGATTTAAACTATTGGAAATGTCTCAAAAGTATTTTCAAGAACAAGCTACTAAAAACCAAGAACTTGCAGCACAAGTTTGGGAAACTGCAGTAAAACAAGGAGAAGATACTGTTGATTTCTATCAGTCACTTTTACCAGCTTCTTACTCTATAGAAGATATAAAAAACAAGGCAGAAGAGTTATACGAGTTTGTCGATAAAAAGTAACAAATAGTTAAAACTAATTAAGGGCGGTTTATCCGCCTTTTTTTTGTAGGTAATTCAATAAATAGTTCCCATAGGACTTGATTCTGTGCTATACTCAGCGGTTATATTCTTTCTTCTAAGGAACTTTCATGGCATTATCAAGGGCAGCAGCAGCCGCGGCTAGAAAAGCGGCTAAAAAACGAGGATTACAAGGCAATCGGGGAAAAGACGGAAGTCTTATAACGCTTGAGGAAATGCAGCAAAAGATGGTTGATGCTTATTCAGGTAAAGAAGCTAGACAGGGGTTCTGGACAACTGCTGAAGAAGCAGCAGAAATGGAGACTTCTGTATTAGTGCATAGAATAGAGAGAGTAGAAGCAGCTATAGCTGATTCAAAAAAGCAATTAGGAGTAGAATCAGAAGACTTTAGATATGCTATGAAAGAAAGTGATAGAGCATGGACTGATGAGACAATGGAAACTCCATTGTATAATATGGAAGGTGATGATATGACTTTAGATGCTATGGGACATGGTTTAGATATTATTGAATCAGAAATAACTGAGTTTGAATCTCAGTTAAAAATATTAGAAACTGAATTAGCCAGTAGAAAAACAGCATAATGTTTGAGAATAAGGAGTAAGTATGGCATTATCAAGAGCTGCTGCTGCTGCAGCAAGAAAAGCAGCTAAAAATCGAGGATTACAAGGCAATCGAGGAGCAGATGGTAGCTTAGTGCGAGTTGATAGAAACTTAGATGAGTATGGAACTCGTATCCCAGATTCATTTCAATACGAAAGAGATAAGTTTTATATTGAAATGGGCGAAGAAAAATTAAAGGTAAGACACTCAGAACTTGAAAAAGAAATTCATGATTTAGAAAGAAACTCTTTAGATTATCAAGAAAACCGTGGCGACCCTAGAAGAGATATAGAAGATATGTCTTATTTAGATGATGCTATGGCAGCAGAAGCTGACAGAATTGAAGAATTAGTGGATGAAATATCAAAGATAGAAGATTTTTTTGATAGAAATAATATTGATTATAGACCGCTGGAGCATATAGAACCATAATGTTTGAGAATAAAGAAACTAAATACCAAGCACTAGCTGGCTGGCTTAACTATAGACTGGAAAGCTGGAGAAACCATCGTGACCAGAACTATGTAACTAAGTGGGATGAGTATTATCGTCTCTGGAGAGGCATCTGGTTACAAGAAGACAGGACTAGAAGCTCTGAAAAGTCAAGAATTATATCCCCTGCTTTACAACAAGCAGTAGAATCATCAGTTGCAGAGCTAGAAGAAGCAACATTTGGGCGAGGAAAATGGTTCGACATCAAGGATGACATGCTCGATGAGGACCCAAGTGATGCTGAGTATGTACGCAACCTCCTACAAGAAGACTTAGAGAAGACTGGTGTCAAAGATGCCATCTGTGAAGTCTTTATCAATAGTGCTATATATGGTACAGGCATTGGCAAGATAGTAGTAGAGCAGAACATAGAACGCTCACCTGCTGAAGTACCTGTAGAAGGCACAACCACTACAACTCGTCAACTAGTTGAATATCCATCAATCGACATTAGAGTTGAACCTATTTCCCCTAAAGAATTTCTTATCGACCCAGCAGCTAACTCAATAAATGAGGCTCTTGGAGTTGCACATGAGGTAATTAAACCTCGTTATCATGTAGTGGAAGGAATACTATCAGGTATATATAGAGATGTACCTCTTGATGGTAGTTATGATACTGTCAAGTTTGGTTATGACTCAGAGATTAAACCTGCTGATGAATCAGATTCAGTCAAGATAACTGAATATTGGGGTAAAGTACCTAAGAGGTTCTTGAAACCTAGCAAAGATAAAGACGACTTCGAGTACACTAAGAAAGATACTCTAGTTGAAGCTGTAGTTACTATATGTAATGATGAACATATATTAAGGGTAGAACCTAACCTATTTATCATGGAGGATAGACCCTTCATTTCCTACCAACATGACATTGTACCTAATAAGTTCTGGGGTAGAGGAATATGTGAGAAAGGATACAATCCACAGAAAGCTTTAGATGCTGAGATGAGAGCTAGAATAGACTCTCTAGCACTAACCACTACACCTATGATGGCTGCGGATGCTACAAGACTACCTAGAGGTGTCAAGTTTGAAGTAAGACCGGGAAAGACTGTGCTTACTAATGGCTCTCCAAGAGAAGCTATCATGCCTTTAGATATGGGTACTACTGACCAATCTACATTTAATCAGGTAACTAGCCTCCAGAACATGATACAGATGGGAACAGGTAGTTCTGATGCTACTAAAGGAGACAGGGAAACAGCTAGTGGCATGTCAATGATGCAATCGGCTGCTATAAAGAGACAGAAGCGTACCTTGATGAACTTCCAAAACACTTTCCTCATTCCTCTAATACAGAAGTCTATGTGGAGAAAGATACAGTTTGATGTAGAGAGATATCCTGTTAATGATTATAAGTTCATACCTTATTCTACTATGGGAATCATGGCTAAGGAACTGGAAATGCAGCAAATGGTACAGATGTTACAGTCCATACCTAAGGATTCACCTGCTTTCAATGTAATATTACTGGCATTATTCCAGAACTCAAGTATTCATAACCGTGACCAGATTGTACAGGCTCTAATGCAGGATGACCCAGAAGCAAAAGAGTTGGAGAACATAGGAAATGAACTTCAGATACAACAAGCTCAAGCTAATATTCAAAAGACTCTAGCAGAAGCAGAAGAAGAAAAAGGTAAAGCAATCAAATGGCAAGCAGAAGCTGCTCAAGCAGTACCTAACGAGATACAGGTTGAAGAATCAATCGTTAAATTACAGAAGGATGCTTTAGAGCTGGATAAACTTAAAGCAGATATAGCGAATCAACAGTCTGAGACACAGAGAAATATTCCTGAGATGGAACATCTTAAATCTGAGACTATTCTTAACTTAGCGAAAGCTAGAGAAGCAGGTTCTAAAGTTGCAGTTAATACGAGGGTACAATAATGGCATGGGGATTGTTAAGTAAATGGTTCGGTGGTGATGATGAAGAAGATGATATAGAGACACAAGCCATTGATTATTATAGAAAAAATAACACTCTAATGATGAATCAAGCTGGAGATAGTTGGGCACTTGATTATATACCTAGAAGTTTACCTAGGACAGACCAAGCACAATGGATGATGTTATCAGATGGGAAATTACCATTACAAGGTAGATAAATGGCAAAAACTGACGAACAGTTTTTAAAAGACAGATTAGATATGTTTGAAACCGAAGGTTGGAGAGACTTGGTATCAGACTTAAAGATTACTGAAGAGAATGTAAGAGACATACGCACTCTCGAAAGTGAAAAAGACCTTTGGCACGCTAAAGGTCAGTTGGAGATTCTAAGACAGTTACATAGTCTGGAAGATGCAACAAAACTAGCGGTAGAACAATCCGATTCATAAGGACTCTACCTAATATAACTTCATAACCCGAAAGGGCGAGGACCAAAACATGAGTATAGTAGTAGATGAAGCACCTTCAACAGAAGGACAGATAACAGAAAATCAAGAAGTAGTAGAAGTAGAACAGGAAGCTCAAGCAGATATAATCCAAGAAGAAACACAGCTTGAAGCAGAACAACCCGAAACTATAGTTCCTGAAAAGTATGCTGGTAAATCATTAGAAGATGTTATTGAGAT